GCTTTCCAAGATGACTGGCGAGACAGTGACTCCTCAGGGTACAGATCCTAAGCTGGCAGCGCGTACTAGACAGTTGCAGCTAAACGAATACGGGGATCTGTTGCGTCAGCAATCCCAAGCAAGACGGGATGCAGAGGTGGCTGGCCCTGCTATTGGTGATACGCCTAAGGCTCAAATGAGAGCCATTATGGACAGGATAGCCGAAAGAAAACAAAACCCTACCTTGAGCGGAACCAAGCAAGAGATAATGGCTCGGCGCAGGGCAGAGCAGGAAGCTTTGGTTGACTCTGCATCGCCAAAGCCAGTCGCCACGAATGCTCAGGAAACTGACGCTAGCAGAGTCAAACCTGAGGATTTAACTCCTGACGCTCTCAGTGCAATCTTGGCTCCGAATGCCGCTGGTAACGCCCCGCAGCAAACCTTCAACCAACAGTTCGGCATAAACCTGACTGACTACACAGAGACAAAGGACAGAAACAGAGGTGGCGATGCAGGCACCAGTGTTCAAGGCACAGGGGCCACAGGCTTAAAGTCGAACTATGAAAAGATAGTCGAGCAGCAGATGAAGGCTGCTGGCGATGACATCTTTAATGCGTCAGATCTATACGGCGAAGCATTGGGCTTGGCTGATCTGATAGAAAATCAGAAGCGTCCAACGCTATCATACAAAGCCTTGGTAGATGAGTACGAAGCAGAGACTCAGAAGCAGTTAGCAGACATCAAGAGTGAGCGAGGTGCTCAGTCGTTGATTGCGTTAGGCGCAGGCATTGCTCGTGGCAAGTTGGGTGAAGGATTGTCTGAGGCAGGCAAGGTTGTTGCGGCATCCAACGCGCAGAAACGTGCAGTTGAAGCTAAGGATCGTGCAGCCAGACTCGGCCTGAAGAAATCAGAGATGGACGCGGCGTTTGCTTCTGAGATAGACAAGCAGAAGCGTGAGGTCGAGGCTCAGAAAGTTCGGATCGCTGGGCTGAAGGACTACAATGTCAGTCAAGCCGCAGCAGAAAAGACTGTTCTTGGAATGCAGGCCAACCTCCAAGAGTTCTTGCTCAAGGTTGATAAGGAAGAGGGTGACAGGCTTGATAGGGAAGCTCTTAACGAAAGGGCGGTTCTGCAATACGTCACGTCTGCTATGGATGATTTGATCTCAGACGGAATGACCCCAGATCAGAAGACAGACATAGCGGACTTCTTGATACAACAAGCAACATCAATGATGGGCGTTATATACAAAGGCCCAAAGTTTAGCCAGATTGGTAAGCCGCCTGCTAAGGATGGCGATTCCAAGTATCAAGTGGAGCGAGTGCCATAAATGCCTACATATCTGGTTACCGATCCTAAAGGGCGCAAGCTAAAGCTTACTGGTGATACGCCGCCTACAGATGCGGATCTAGATCGGATCTTTGCTCAGGAGTTTCCTGACGAGGCGCTGAATCAAGTCGCCGCGCAAGACGAAGACCCGCTAGCAGATGAGCGCACGGTTGGTGGTCAGACCTTTGAGTTCGGTAAAGCTATTGCTCGTGGGTTCGGTAACACCTTTGTCTCTGCTGGAGAGGGCGTTGGAGAGCTATCTGACGCCGCCACAAACCTCGCTGGATTCGAGGATGTCATAGACGATGGCGATGAGAACGCCCTTGTAGCGGCCTCACGCGAAGGCAGACAGGCAATAGACGAATACCTTGGGGCTGATGAGGCTTACCGAGACACATGGATCACCAAGTTCGGTGAAGGTATAGGTTCGTTTGCCACGTTCTTTACCCCAGCAGCAGCGTTACGTTTGGCAGGCTTGGCAGGCAAGGGCGCAAAGATTCTTGGGGCTGGTGCCACGGGAACCTTAGCTGTTGGCTCTGGTACGGGCACACAGATGCAGCAGGTAGAAGCTGCAAGAGCAAGAGGCATTGATGTCTCAGAAGATCAAGAAGACACCGCTGCTATTCTTAGCGGCGTTGTCGGACTCAGCGAACTAGCTGCTCCAACAAGACTACTCAAGAGGATTGACGCTGATGGAAACATCAAGCTGCCTAAGGGATACAGAGAAGTCTTAGGCTCTGCCCTGAGAACCGGCGGCGTCGAGGCTACTCAAGAAGTCTTGGCTAGTATCGCGCAGAATGCCATTGAGAAAGGCGTATACAACGAGGACGCCGAGTTACTTGGGCCAACACTATACGATGAGTTTACTGTTGGTGGCGCTGTTGGTGCCGGTGCAGACCTAGTTGTTAACGCTATTGCTGGTCGCAGAAACAAGGCCAACTATGACTCTGCTCTAGAAAAAGAGCAGGCAAAGATTAAGGAACGAGAAGACTTTATAGCGCAACAAGACGCTGATCTCTCCGCAGATCTCGACATGGAGCGCGGTGCCGCCCTGATAGATGAGATTGCCGCTGACATAGAAGCGCAGCAGCAGTTAGAAGGCCGACGAGACGTTGATATAGAGGCTGACGTATCTGCCGCAGCAAGAGACAGAGCATCAACTATAACGCCAAGAGGCACTGTTGATGAGACGGCCCTTGAGATATCACGCCAGATGGGACGAGCGTTCCCGTCAAAGAGAAATACCTTCTCAATACAAGACAACGGCGACAGCTTCTCTGTTGTTGATGCAGAGGGCTATGCATACAGCCAGCCAGTTGAGAGTCGTGGCGATGCCGCAGCACTAGCTGGTGCCCTCAATCGACAGGTGGAGTTGAGCAACGTATACGATGCTGGCGAAGCTGTAGTCGAATCATCCTCAAATTATTACGACGATCAGCAGAAGAAGACGCTAAGGCGATACAACATTGCTGCTAACGACCCTGAACAGATGACGTTCATTGGGCCATCTGTAGATGCTGCCGCAGAGACCACCGTTGACCGTGGGTTTTACGAGGGCGAAGACACAGTCTCTGTCATTCGTGATGTTGCAAATGGTGTGCGCCCAGAAGCTAGGATGACTGCATCGCAGCGGATCAATCGCAGGCGCATGGGGCAGGGGTTACCGCTATCAAACAACTTCACCCTAGAGGAAGTTAAAGAAGAGCTTAACGATAAGTTCCCTAACATAGTTGATACAAGACTCAACGGATTGGTTGAGACTGAGTCTTATCGCATAGAAGATCGCAGAAAGAAAAACGCTACGGTGCCTGACTATGTTGTAGTCAGCAGTGCAGGCGAAGTAATTCGCGGCAGGAAGCTGAACTATAAAGAGAAGCAAGAGTATCTTGAGACAGGCGCTGACAAGAAAAACATGCCTAGAATCAAGAGGTTCGGGCGCGATGCTGGAGAGGCTCAAGCTTTTGCTAATCAGCTAAATGCGAACACAGGCATTGGTCGAGTTGATGAGTCTGTATACCGAGACAAGTTCCCTGCGCGGCAGTTCTTGCAGAACATTCTAGATGCAAAGAACGTAATATCTCCTATCGACTCACCAGAGTTACAGTTCTTGGCTGAGAAGTTTGCCGGGGTTTCTCCCGGCACGGCTTTGAGCGATATGACTGATGGTGAATTTAAGATGTTCGCGCAGAAGATGCGCTCCCTCCCAAGGTTCGACAAGCCGACTAGACTCCCATTATTCAAGCTCAAGCCATACACGGGTGATCAATTTAGAAGGGCGGTAGCGGCACTCAAAGAAAACCCAGACATGGGGCCAATGCAGCTAGGCGATGCCATCGGTGATTTCCAGATTGACGGCGACGTATCCCCTACTGCACTCGACAGCCTGCTCGAAGACGCAAAGGCGCAGGGCATTACCAAGACAGAGCAAGAGCCTTTGCTATTGGAAGGCCCATCCATAGATCAGCGTCAAGACATAGAGATTCAGCAGTTTGAGTCTGCGTTAGCCAAGCAGATGCAGGGCTTGAGCGTAGGGGATGTGCCAGTAAACGTCTCACACGCCCTCAGGAACGTTGTGAGGGGCGCAGACGGTAACCTAGTGTATGGAATTAGGCCGATAAAAAGAGGCGAACAGATAGATCCAGAGCTTGTTGTAGGCGGGACTATGGGTTCGCAGCGGTTCGTCAGGGATGACGTTGTAGATCCTGATGCTCAAGAGGGTCAGGTTACTGAAGGGTACTACCACCCTGACATGAATCAGATTTTCTTGTCTGTTGATGCAGTGGCTAATGATCCCACGCTTACGGATCAGCAGGTAGAAGCTCGACTAGCTGATGTCCTGAATCACGAGATGATTCACGCCATGCGGATGATGGATCTATTCACAAAGACCGAGTGGACGATCCTTAGTAACAGGGCTGCGGTGCTAAAGAAGGGTAACCAAACATACACGGAGTGGGCTGCTAAAGAGTATGCCGAGTACAATCCAGTTCAGCAGATGGAAGAAGCTGTCGCTGAGATGGTGCGAGATCAACGAGCCAACCCTAGCTTGGTGTCAGGCAAGCCTGCCAACCTGCTGCGTCGATCTACACGCTTTATGTCAGCAATGAAGAATGCTCTTGATGGCTCTGGGTTCAGATCGTTTGAGGGCATCATTGATGACATCTCATCTGGTCGGGTTGGTTCTAGACCGAGAGATCAAGTCCGCACGTTACAACTTACCGAGCGAGAGGCTGGTGTATCCGCCACTGCTCCCAGTCAGGTGCTGCCTACAGCAGGCGCTGAAGATGATCCGTCAAGGGTTGGCAAGCAAGGCGGCCCAAGGATGGCTGACTTCATTGAACAGCCTGTCTTCTCAAGAGGGCGCGACATCAAGACCTCACAGGTCAGAGAGTTGATGGATTCATCGCCAATAACGCAGCAGTTCTTAGACCCAGAGAGGGTTGACTACCAGTTCAGAGACGCTGTAGACCCATCGTCACGATCAACCGTGACCATGATGACCCCGAATGAGTTTCTAAAGCTTGCAGCCACAGGCGTAGACCAATCTAAGACTGAGCGCGTTGATGCAATGGCTGCTGCGGGTCAGAAGTTTCAACCAAATTTCCTACAGTTCACCGCTAATGAGCGTGGCGCTGCCAGCATTACTGGGCACGAGGGCAGGCACCGAGCCAGATACTATGCCTCGCAAGGCTATGGCGACACGCTGATGCCAGTGACCTTGACATCTGCTGGTGGCACGGCTGGTGAGTTGAGATTTGGTGAGTCAGACGCAAGACCGAGCGCCCTATACAAAGAAGATGATAGGGCTTATGTAGGGCTGGTTAGCAAGGGCGTCACCGCCGGTCAGGTTGATCCGTCAGTTCTTGAGGAAGTGCAGCTACAGTTCCCTAAGACCATACCGTTTGACTTGTATGGTTTTACGGAAGACGGCATCCCGATGTTCGATTCGAGACCCGTTCTCAAGGACAGGGACTACACAGGGCCGGTGTTCTCTCGTAAAGCAAAGGGTCAGGTAAGCACACGGTTCCCAACTGCTGTGCGAAGGACAGAAGATCCGCTAGATGATCTGCTGGTCAACGACTATCAGGCGTTCACAGGCGACAAGCCAGTCTTCACAAAGAACATGGCGCTGATCAAGGACGCCAGCATATACCCAATCCTGCGAAAGGATCGCGCTCTTAGAACAGACGAGCAGAAAGCAGAGAGCTTTGTCGAGACAGTGAAGGACAACCTGCTGTACATCTACGACATGGTTGACCCATCTATCAGAGAAACATCCAAGCTCTGGTACGAGGGTGCAAACAAGCTAGCCCAACGAATGGCAGGCAAGCACAACATAAGCTTAGAGCAGGCTTCCGCCGTGCTAGCTAACCTATCGCCTCAGAAAGACTGGTACATGAATGCTTCTCTGGGTGAGCGCACCGCAGACATATTCTTTGAGCAGGCAAACACCCCGTTCAATGGCGAGATGATGGACACTGCAAAGCGGCTGTATCTCAAAGAGGGTGCGTCAGCTAAGTCTAGGGCGATATCATCCAAGATCCTGCCAGAGATAGATGGCAAGACCATCAATGAGATTCTTGCTGGCGATTCAGACAAGACTAACTTGCAGCTTGCGTACTACATCAGGACGTATGACGAGACATACAACAGCCGCGCCCACAGGATCATATCTCCTGACGGCACGATCATGGACTACGTCAAGACGGTCAAAGGCGAAGACGCTGGCGCTGGCTGGGGGTCTATGAACGAGATCGCCAAGGCTGTCGTTGCTTTGAGGTCAAACGACATCGACGTGATCTCCTCATCCTTGGGCACCCAGAACAAGGTTCGTAATTTCTACAACAACATCTTTGATCCACAGTCGGATCTTGGGTTTGTCACGATTGATACCCACGCTGTAGCGGCAGGGCTGTTGCAGCCTTTGAGCGGCAAGTCGGAGCCTGTCATACACAACTTCGGTGGTGGTGTGGTAGGTAAGACTGGCGCGTCAAGCTCTAAGATTACCGGGATCAATGGCACCTACTCCCTGTTTGAAGAGGCGTACCGCAGGGCGGCAGCGGAGCGTGGCGTATTAGCCAGAGAGATGCAGTCGATTACGTGGGAAGCTATCCGTGGGGTGTTCAGCCCAAGCTACAAGAACAACGAAGAAAACGTTAAGTTTGTGGATAACGTATGGCGACAATACAACAAACGACTGATAGACTTAGATAAAGCTAGGCAAGAGGTACTATTACATGCGTCAGCAGGACAAATCCCCAACCCAGACTGGGCCGATAGACCCCGTGATGCAGTACCTAAAGGCGAGCAACCTCCCACTTACGAGGACAACGTATCTTACGCTAGCGTATCCAGACCAGAAGCTGGAGGGCCAGCTTTCAGCCGAAGAAGAAGCGGAGCTTCCAGAGCAGATACAGATCTAGCTCGTAAGCGCATACCTGACGGACAGGTCAAGGCTACTGTCGAGGCTAACGCAGAGAAGGCGAAAGACTTTGCCTCTGGCTACGCTCCAAAGATAAACCCAAGCGCAGATCCATACGCACAGGCTGTCGCTGCTGATCCAGACAAAGGGCAGAAGCTGTCCCGTGAGCAGCAGATCATGTTCTCTCGTGGCAACGAGCCAGAGAGACCCGTCGATGTGCAGAGGACAATGGACAAGCTGGTTGCCAACCCAGCCAACATCACTCCCGGCGAGACATATCTAAACGTTCTTGAGCGTGGGCCGATACGCAACTTCATTACTGCCTTGAAGCAAGGAACGGTATTCCGGTACGCACAGTTTGAGGCGCTTGAGAAGACGCTTGATAGAGATGTCATGGCAAGCTCTGCTGCCCTGCCTGCGCTGATGGCAGCCGACAGATCTAATGCTATCGCTGGTGCTGCGATCAAGTACGGCAACGCCGTGTACAAGGATGGGCGTACCACGGTAGAGGACTTCAGCCACACCTTCTCAGCAGACTCAAGCAGGCCCGGAGAGACCGTGCAGTTCAGGGGACTGGCGGGAGTCATGGGTCTACTGTTCAACGACAAGGGTTCACTAGAGAAAGATGCCCAAGCTTATGCCATTGCAAGACGAGCAGAGGGGCTGCGTAAACGAGGGATAGATTCTCCCGGCACTCCAGAAGAACAGCTACAAATCATCCAGTATGTAGAGCGAAACCATCCAGAGATTAAGGACTGGTATGAGGTTTGGCAGGCATACAATGCAAAGACCATCCAGTTCATGCGAGACACAGGCGTTCTTGATGCAGAGATGGCAGAGATATGGGCTGCTCAGTCAGACTACGTGCCGTTCTATCGTCAAGCAGAGGGCAGGGATGTGCCCAATGCGCCCAATATGTTCGGCGGTCTGACCACAGCAGGCAGCTTCAAGGGGATAACAGGCACTGATACCGCGCTCAACGTACCGTTACTTGATGCAATCACGACCAACATGGCTGCCGCAATCAGCATGGGCATGAACAACGTGGCCCAGCAGCGAGTGGTACGGAATATGGTACGTTATGGCCTTGCTTACGAGTTGCCAAAGGGCAAGTCAGGTAAGGGTCTTAACGTTGTTACCTTCAGGGTTCAAGGCAAAGACAGGAAGTTCGTTATCGAAGACCCTCTTGTCTTTACGTCTCTGCAACCGATGGAAGGTGGTGCTGGCTACGACTTCCTCAACACCATCTTCGGCGTTCCTGCAAACATCTTGCGCGAAACTGTTACAAGGGCACCGCCGTTTGTTGCTGCTAACATGATGCGAGACACGCTGTCCGCGTATCAAACCTCTGGAGCAAGCTTTATTCCGATTGCGGACACTCTCGGGGCGTTTGCAAAAGATATGTCAGAGCTTGAGCGGTCTGGTGTTGTCGGCGGTTACGACTTCTCGAAAGATCCAGCCGACATCGGCAAGTTTATGACCAAGCAACTGCGAGATCAGGGCGCAATCAAGGATGACAGGGCCATCACAACGAAGTTGTTGATGAAAATCTGGGATGGTCTAGGTGATGTGACAACCAGATCGGACTTTGCCACCCGCAAGGCAGTCCATGATGATGTGCTTGCGCGTACAGGGGACAGGGCAGAGGCAGAGTTCCAAGCATTAGAAGTAATGAACTTTGGTCGCCGTGGCTCACACCCCGTGATGCGGCTATTGACTACGGCGGTGCCGTTCCTGAATGCAAGGATTCAAGGTCTGGATCTTCTGCTGAATGCAGCGACTGGAGTCAGAAGCTCGAACAAAGAGTTGAGCAGACGCAAAGCATTTGGTTCCTTCGTTGCACGAGCAGGCATCCTTGCTGGCGCTAGTGCAATGTACTACCTGCTGGTGAGCGATTCAGAGGACTACCAAGAGGCAACAGAAGAAGAGCGAGACAACAACTGGATCATCCCAATGCCGGGGGACATCCCTGCATTGAAATATCCGATCCCATTTGAAGTTGGCTTGCTGTTTAAGACCCTGCCAGAGCGCATGATGCGCGAGATGACCGGCGATACAACCGGCAGACAGACTCGTGAGTCACTGCAAAGGGCTATTGTTAGCACACTGGAAGTTCCTGTGACGGGGCCACAGATAGTTGCACCGTTGATTGAGACAATAGCAAACTACAATGGCTTCACTGGCAGAGCTATTGTTCCTCAATACATGAGCAGCAGTTTAGCTGGAGAAGCTCAGGTTCTTAGCAGCACCTCAGAGGTCGCAAAGCTGGCGGCAGAGTTTGCGCCATTCGATCTCAGCCCAATCAAGATGGATCACCTTATTAGGGGGTACACCGGGACGATTGGTAGCTATGTGCTGGCAATGTCTGACGCAGCATTGAGGTCAGAGCTTCTCACTGGAGATCAAACCAAAATCCTACCGGCGCGTCCTGTATACGACAGCCCATTGCTGCGGCGATTCTTTACAAGAGAGTTTGGCGCAGGGAGAACTGAAGAGTTCTACGACATGGCTACCTATGTAGATCAGGTGTACAAGACGTACAGCAAGCTGCGTAAAGATGGCAAGCTAGATCAGGCCGAAAGGTACATAGCTGGTAGGGAATACCTGCTGCCAATGTATCGTGAGCAGGCGGAGATCCGGCGTGGCTTGTCGCGTCTCAGGAAAGAAGAACAGGCGATACGCCGCATGGATATCTCTCCTGAAGAGAAGCAGGAGCGAATCAGAGAGGTGGAGATACGCAAGCGTCGATACCTTGAGGTTGTGCCATTGATGCGGCAGCAGATAGAGATCCCGGCATTTGATGTGGGGTCTGGGCTGCGGTGACCTAGTCGTTAGGGTTCCAGCAGCCGACTGTTTGAATCGTGTGATCCTGTCCTGAGAAAGTGCAAGACCAGACACAGATCTGGTCTCCACTCGCGCCATTGTAGCTACTTACAAACTCCCACTGATGGATGTGCGCGTAAGCGCACATCGCAACGAACATTAGCAGCGTGGCGGTTAACGTTTTCATTTCCGTGGATCGTCACCCATTGAGTAGCGGGTGTACCAGATGTCCTTGGCCTTATCCAACAGAGCGTCCGACTCGCTGCCCTTCTTCCCAGCCCTCCACTTGTACTTGAACGCAGAGATCTCTGCATACTCCATGACGCGCTGTTCACCAAACACTGCGACCATAGCATCGATACATTCGATACCGCTGTCGGTGTAGTGTGCGGGGCTGTTTGCTATGTCGTGAGGCGTCAACTCTAGTACGTCCAACGATTCGTCCGTATCGATTTCGTACCAATCAATGATGCGTTCATATGTCTTTGCAAAGACACGACTGCGATCATTCTCCAACACTTTCTTTAGTGTGTTGAACGTCACTCCAATCTTCTTGGAAAGTTCAGTGATCGCTGCTGTTCTAGACATGCCCCAGTCAGATACACTTGATCCAACCATCGACTCCAAATGGTTAACGATCTTTCGACTAACCTTCTTGCCACGTTGTGTGCTTTTAGTTTCCATAATTAAAATCCCTTAAATCGGCTGATCTCGTAGTAGGCAACAGGCTCCAAGTCCTGATTGTCATTACGATCCACCCTCCCGCCAAACCCGACGCTGTCGGGATCTTTGTTTAGGTTTATGTAGCCACAGTTATCTCTCCACTTCACAATCAACAGGCACTCAACACCCGTTGCATTCGTGAGCGCCCTAGCCGCCATTATTTTTGACACCGATATCATGTAGGTGGGATAGGTATCCTTGTTCACCTTGCGGCACTTGATCTCACCGAATAGCACGATGCTATCGCCTCGCATGAAGCTGATGTCTATCGGATACTTCGATGGGTTCCGCACCCAATCCATCCGATGCCTGCTGGCAAAGACATCAGCGACATGCTTTTCGTAATCGATGTCGCTTTGACTTTCGTATACTGGTCTCATGACTAGAACGGAATGTCATCCTCGAAGTCATCCAAGCCATCGCTGACTGGTTGCGGGGCTGCGACAGGCGGTGGTGCGGCCTGTGCGCCGTCAGGCGGCATGGTCTCTCCGCTAAGACTGAGGTAAACCCCGCTGTCTCCTTGGTTCTTCCAAGCCGCGAGGCGGAAGTCTACGGACTCAAGGTTAGGATCTCCCTTAAAGTGCGCCGCAATGTGCTTCGCCTGCTCTCTGGTGACAACGACCTTGCCACGGAAGTGCGGAGCCTTGTCAGACTTGCGCTTGTCGCCCTCGTTGTAGAGCGTTCCTTTGCTTTTTTCAGCGAGTGAATAGTCAGGCATTAGCCTTCTCCTTCTGTGTTGGCGGTAGCAATCTCAGCCTTGCGCCGTTGGTAAGCCTGCTTGATCTCTTCATAGATCGCAGGGTGATGGTTCTGAATGGTGGTGATTGTGCCTTTGTTGTTTCGGTACAGACCCGCCACATCAGAATGTTCGGGTAGCCAATCATTCCAAATCTTTAAGAACGCTTGAGCATGAGGCTCTTGGCTATAGTCGATGCCGTCCTCATCAGGTTCAGGCTTCTTCGGTTCAGGCTTCTTGGCTGGCTTGCCTTTGACTTCGGCAACAGGCTGCTCTGCCTGAGGAAGATCCTCGCCAGCGTAGACGTACATGCCCAGACCAAACAGCGCCATGCACTTCACTAGGCACCGCATCTTGGCATCGGATATGTCCCGTGCGTTAGGTCTGACGATGGCTTGGTTCTTGTTGTTCATCACTGGCAGCCACATGTGTCGAGCCAACGCTCCTATCACGATTGAGCAATGTACTGTGACGCTGCCGTCCTCATGCACTTCGTTGTGAGGGAAGTCCATGATCGCGTTGGGGTAATGATCCATCAGGGTCATCCACCCGTGCGCCCATGACAGGTAGCGAAGACCCATCTTGGTCTCTACGAAAGATTCAACGTTGACTGCTGAAAGGGTCTGCCAAATATCCTGAAAGGTCGGCTCTGAATTTTGTGGCGTTGATGCCATAGTTTTTCTCCATCTGTTTTTCTAAAAGAATCACGATCTCTATCGGTGCCAGTTCATCAAACATGGTGAACGGTATGGCAGCGATCTCTCCTCGTTCCCACTTAAATGAAACATTTGCGACGGTGGGATTCATCTGCAACTGTGGTATCCGAGTGATAGACCAGATGGCTACCATCTTTTCGTACACCTCTCGGTCATTCTCAATCATTAGGTCTCCCTTGGTGCTGCTCACAGAACTCAGCGACACGGCACCAGTTTTGATCACATCTCACATGCGTTCCCTGCCGCACCTCTACTTCATGCCACTTGCTGTCGGCGTGTCCACGCTTCTCAAGAAAAGACTCGGCTTCTTCCATCGAATCGAAAACTTTCAACGCACGTTTGTTTGTTGTCTTCTTGGCGGCATAGGTTGTTGGACGTGTCCAGCGATCAACGTCTGTGCATGGAGGCAGGGGTTCGTCGCTGAAGCTTCGGAACTCTGCGTCCTGATGCAAAGCAATACGCTCTTCCATGTAGGCATCCTGATCACCGTCTGACCATCGGGTGATAGGCAACTCAGCGATGGGTGCCTGCGGATAGGTGACATCGCTCTCAGCCTGTCTGCGGTTCCAATCCCGCATGACTGCCACAATGCGTAGCTCTTGCGGGTTGACGTTCTTGGCATGTCGCATCAGCCAAGCGTATGCGTTTAATTGAAGCTCCCATTCGATCTTGTCATGGATTACTGACCACACGCTGGTGCATTTGTAGTCCACGATGCCTCGTGCATCTTGCAGATCAATAGCGCCACTGATGACCCAGTCATCTACCTCAACGAAGAGTCTCTCTTCGCTAATGACATCACCTTCAGTGTGATCCTCGAACACCTTGTGAACAGCAGTGCCCAGTACAGACCACATCTTTTCACTGACATCCTCAGTAAGACTGTCCCAGTGACGCTCTCGTAAGATGCGTACCTGAGGGGAATCGATTAGCTGGGTGACAGAACGATGGCTCTTACCACGGGTGTAGTCATCACGACTGAGAGCCGAAACTATGGTCGGCGGTAGGTTGTGGTTGTTCGTTACTTTCATTTCGCTCTGGCCCCTTCTTGCAATAGACGCGGATACTTAATTGATCACCCTGTTGGTGCTTACCAATGTAAAATTCCCTCTCACTTCCTGCCCCAGATCGATCTTGCCAGCGTCTGTAGGCGCTCCTTACGGCGCTCAACCGTCTGACTACTTCGTCTTCGGTCACCGGAATATCCACTGCGTCCTTCAGAAACATCTCCCCGAATGGTATCTTGGGCATTGGTTCTCCGGGCTGGGGTACGTCCATGTTTACGTCGCGTTTGATTTCTAGGTTCATACAAGTTGTCCTCTTCGTTGAAGGCGATCTCTCCGCTCTCCTCCTGCTCAATAATCCAATCAGTGATTTTACTCATTGTGTTCCTCCTTCTGGCGTGAGAGTATAACGACTATCGACATGAAGAACAACACCTTTCACACAACGATTTACGGAGAACCTGCATCGAAGGCGAACAGCAGGAAGCTGGTTACGTTTGGTGGCAGGCCGAGATTCATCAAGAGCCAGAAGGCTCGTGACTATGTCGCTGAGTTTGAGAAGCAGTGCCCAACACTAGATGTGCTGCTTGAGGGAGACGTGCGGGTGACAATGACTATCTACTACAAGACGCGAAGGCCAGACCTAGATGAGTCTGTGATCTTGGATTGTCTTGAGGGTCATGCTTACACCAACGATAGACAGGTCAAAGAGAAGCACATATTCCACGGCCTCGACAAAGAGAACCCTCGGTCTGAGATATTGGTTGAGCAGATCGATGCGTAACTTAGCCCAGTCAGTACTGGAGCAAACGCTGTTGGATATGGCAGATAAAGATGAAGAGATCAGGGCGCAAGCATTTAGATGGCTGATCAACATCGATCAGTTTGATCTCTGGGAAGAAGCGGGATTGTTAAAAGAGGACTTTGTAGAAATTAGTTATGCGGTGGCGAAGGCGGATCTTGGTGCGAGACGAACTAAGACTGCTAAAGATGCCGTGCTAAAACTGAGGGGGGCAATAGAACGTTCTATCGTAGAACGTTCTAAATAACCTTCGGTTAAATAGGACGTTCTACAGTGGAACGTTCTATAAATATCACAATCAGAAACGGTTCACAAGAAGGAGAAACTTATGGAACCACAAATGAACGATGGGGATCTTGACTATTCTATTCGCCAGCTAGGGGATGGCAGGCATCAATGCCCAGAATGTGGGCCGCATCGAAAGAAGAAGGGAGAGAAAACACTAAGCATTACGGAAGACGGCGAAGGGTTGTTGTATAACTGCTGGCACTGCGATATGTCGGGCAAGGTGAGGCATCGGGATACGGTGGACAGAGACTTCGATATTGATGAGCCTGTAAAGGTAAGGCCGATCACCAACAAGGCCAAGCTAGATCCTCTCATACTCAACAACTTCCTTGTGTCCCGTGGGATTACTCCCGATAGGGTTGTACATCTCAAGATCATGGGTGGGCATCACTACTTTCATGGTGCTGGAGACTTGCCAGCGGTTGGGTTCGGGTACGGAGACAGGGGATCTAATGGCCTATCCACAACAACCGCAGCGAAATGGCGTAGCACGGAGGGGAAGAAGTTTATTCAAGATGGAGCGGCACAAACCCTCTGGAATATAGAGAACGACCCCGGCGATACCCTTACCACAGTGATCATCACTGAGGGTGAGATGGATGCTGTATCAATCGTTGATGCCATAGGCAAACGGGATGATACATTGGTGGTGTCAGTCCCAAACGGTGCGCCTCAGAAGGTCAGTAACCGCAAGGTAGATCCAGAAGAAGATCGCAAGTTCGCCTACCTGTGGAAGAGTAAAGACATCTTTGAGAAGGCAGAGAAGATTGTGCTAGCGATGGACACCGATGAGCCGGGAGAGGCTCTGGGTGAAGAGATCATGCGTCGCGTGGGTAGAGCCAAGTGCTACCACCTTGAGATCCCTGAAGGCTGCAAGGATGCTAATGATGTGCTGATGAAGCACGGCCCTGAGTACCTTGCAGATCTGGTAGAGGAGGCTACACCGACACCATTGGTGGGCGTGTACTCGGCAGACGATTACTCAGATGACGTGCAGTTCTTGTATGACAGGGGGCTGATGAACGGTAAGTCCACTGGTTACGCTGGACTGGACGGTATTTACACGATCTTGGAGGGGCAGTTGACGGTGGTCACCGGCCTGCCGGGATCAGGAAAGAGCGAATGGATTGACTCTGTGATGGTCAACCTCGCTGAAGAACACGATTGGAAGTTTGCTATCGCTAGCTTTGAGAACCCGCCAGCGATGCACATCATTAAGCTTGCTGAGAAGCGTATGCGTAAGCCCTTCTTTGAGGGACAGACAGAGCGTATGACTGAGGCTGAGATGACTGAGGCTAGGGGCTGGGTCAACGATCACTTTGCATTCCTCGACAGCAAAGACGGCGAGGCCGCCACCATCGATAACATCATAGACCGTACCAAGCAGGCAGTGATGAGGCTGGGATGTCGTGGGTTAGTGATCGATCCTTACAACTACATAGCGCAGAACACTAACGATCAGGAGCATCAGGCGATCAGCGACATGCTGACTCGTATGGTTCAGTTCGCACGGTCATGTGATCTGCACATCTGGTTCATCGCACACCCTGCAAAGATGAGGGCCAACGAGAACGGCACAATGCCGGTGCCCAACGGCAACCATATCAGCGGGAGTGCGGCGTGGTTTGCCAAGGCTGACTGCGGAATCACAGTCCATAGGTTGGGTGAATACATAGAGGTTCACAGTTGGAAGTGCCGATTCAAGTGGATTGGTACAGTCGGGAGTGCAAAGCTATCGTATGACCCAGTGAACGGGAGATACAAAGACTATGAGGACTGGGAAGAGCAGGTAGAAACGAAGTCGTTTGCCAGCAGATACGGAGGACGTAAGGATTATCATGAAAGAGAAAGTGACTGGGACATCTAGTAAAGACGTTGTGAATGATGTGGGCAACCCAATGCTGCATGAGCGGCATCGTGTTGTCCTTGAGAAGGATGATGGCGAGGTAGTATCAAGAGCGCGGGTTACCGATCAGTTAATGATCGATAAATTGTTGATTACTGGCTTGATCACAGACATGGAGCACAAGGCAGCGGAGTATTTGTTGCAGGTTATGGTAGATGCTGGCGCATTTGTAAGGGGCATTGACTTGGAGTCCGCGCCAAGCGCCTCAGGTAGATTCAAAAGAAATACTTTTACGCATAGTCTTTTGAAGTTGAGAGACATATGTAACTTGCTGGAAGAGATTGTTGGAGAAGAATCAACAGGGATAATTATCCAGTGCATTGCGACAGATAATAGGCCGCCACCGGAGCACTTGGGTATGTTTCGCATGGGTCTTCAGGCAATCGATAAGGACTACATCAACATCAGATCTGATGATTGACATGATTCGTATGCTGTCTTGCGCTATCCACATACGTCCACTAGAATCCCTACAACGTCTCGTCTCTCCTTGACGTTGCCCCCGCCCCGCGCAGGTATCTCCTTCTACCTGTGCGGGGCAACCCTCTTATGCAAAGTCGTAGTACGTTCTGTCTTGCGTCTTCAGTGCGCCTTCGTTTGCTTTGCGCTCTGCCACTGGCACGGAGATAGAGATTCGTTTGGTCTTAGGTATGGCTCTGTGCATGAGACCCTTGGGAATGTATAGGAGATCTCCCACGGTCAGATCCAGTGACGTGACATCATCATCGTCATTCTCGAAAGTGTTCGCTATCTCCCAGCTAACGTCTCCCTGTGCATGCACCAAGAAGTTATCGTCCTGATCGATATGAAAGGGAAAGGTAGAGGAGTTGGGTTTGCCGCTGCAATAGAAGTGTGCGTCGGCTGCGCCCATGTAGTATTGCTCAATCGCACCAGCGATCATGCTGATTCTAGGCGTAAGCAGTGATGCCTTGGTCATGATTATAGACCCGCCTTGATTCCAGATATCATGCAGATACTTCTTCTCGTAGTAGTCCTTGCGACTCCAGTTGGGCCTGCTCTCTCGCTCAAGGTTGCCCCGCTCCATGCAAAGCTTACGACCCTCAGGCGTTATGGCCTGCATCCCAGCGGTGGCGCGGTCATTGTTCAGATAGCTGTTGAACTGCTGCCAGTCAATGATGTTGTCGAACAGTTCTGTTCGGGCTTCGGTTTGGGGGAACACGGCAAAGGATTTGCCACGATGGTTTGCCTCGAACTCAACGATAGACATTGAGCCGATAAGATCTGTAAAGTCGAGCATAAGTTATCCGATAATGTAAGGCAGAAGAAACGATAGCGCATAGGTTGTCACGACAATCCCTATGCCAACCTTGATCCCTATCTTTGTTTCTTCGTCATTGAGTTTCATGGTGCGGCGGTTGATGCGATTCGGATCTTCCAAGAACTTGAGCCATCCACTTCATCGCATCTATTTCACTTTTGGAGTGCGCCCCTATAGAGCGCATTTGCACTGACCCCGCCGCTGACCTGCACAACGTGAGGCTCAGTATTACCTAAACTTTTTTGCGGTTAGTGAGTCGATCAGCCAGCCATCACTGATCGGCGCGAGTCCAGAGATTTCCTCAAGACGCACACCTCTAAAGGTTTGGGTCTCTGTCTTTGACCCGTGGTCTTGTCGATACACTATTGTAACTTCGTAGTCATCACCTCGACCACTTGACAAAATCTCATCAGCTAGTTCCATGATCTCAACCATATCATCCATCAGACTTGTCATTGAACGCCTCCTTAACCTTTGATTGCAAGCTAGTCCACAAGGCTTTCGCGTTGGCCTCTTCTTCTGGACTGTGCCCCATGTCCCATAGGCAGGTGCCAATCAGTCCGTGCAATCGGGGATCATCTTTAGAGCTAGACAGGAGCCTGTTCAGCAGCGCCCCCTCTTCGTTGGTCAGTTGTATGTACTGGGTCTTCAGTAAACTCATTGCACTATCTCCTTCGGCATTACGGTTGTTAGCGGGTGCATGGCCTGCCACCGCCTTCTCAGTTCTACTCGACAGGCGCTAACCTGCCAGTCCCACATATCACTTTCATCTGCTGATGCATCTGGGTACGCAACCATCATCGTCGCCTTGTTCAGCAGGATCTCTTGGATCTCAGAGACATTCTTCTTGTTCGCAAGCAGATCTCTGAACTTGTTCTTCTCGTTCCCTGTCACACCACTCTCCTTGCGTCAGCCTTGGCAGATCGAAGCGCGTCGTGCCGCATCTCTAGCAGCTTGATCGTGCGCTTGATCTTTTCTACTCGGCTGGAATGTTCTTGAACGTTCAGGTAGATGTCTCGCCAGCCTTTCTCTACCGCCCTCATCTCAGTCTCGGCTGCCACGGCGCTCATGCCAGCGTCCATGTAAGCCTTCTTTGTTGATGCCTCGTAAGACTTGAAGCTCGACTCGACGGAGGCAAGGGTATACTGCGCCTTCTCTAGCTGATCGATCTTCTCTTCGATCTCTTCATGGATCACCTCAAAAGTATTGTAGTTCATTAGTCGAACCTCGCTACTTTTGATTCACCCCAAGCATCAATCAGAGCGACGATCCCATACTCGTAGATGTAACACTCAACGTCAGCCTCGCTTTCAGTTGACATGATGAGATGGGCTAGCGGGTATAGATCCTCGTCCTCGTCATACTCGCTGGTGTAAACGCCGCTATCGGTCACCGTGCCGTTGAACACAGAGTCGTTGAATCCACCCCAGCCATAGCACTCGTCCATGATTCGAGCGAACTCTTCAATGGTGCCGTTGCGATCAGTGTGTATCACTGCCGTTTGATAGAAGTCAGGGATGATCCCGACCATCTCTCGCAGATGCTTCTCGGCCTTAGCCTCTGACAGGCCGGTGCCTGTCAGCATGGGTATCCACCGCTGGCAAGGATCAAGTGTCATCCGGTAGCCGTCCCAGATCTCGACGGCATTTCTCCACATGTCCCTTGTCGGGAGCTTAATTACATTATCCATTCACGTTCTCCGTTGGTTGTGATGTGTTTGTTGATGATACGTTGCCGCCAGTTTGGGCGCAAGACGTACCTTTTTGGGCGCAAGATGTACCTTTTTGGGCGGAAGACGTACCTTCGCCGGTCAGCACATAGTCCTTTAGCACTACGCCTAGCTTGGCATCGCCACGCCTATGCTCTCTGATCCATGTACGCTTGACGAAGTCGCCGTGTTCATCACGGTACACACGCCAGTGCCCACGCACCTGATGCAGGCGCTTGCCGTATGCCTCGTCGCGTGGCTCTAGCTGCCGAGTCTCCACGCCATTAGGCTTGGGTAGCTTGATCTTGCAGCGGTAATACGAATCACGGGGCGTGACCTTTGGACTGCGGCCCTTCTTTGATCTCTCGAATCGGGCCTGCTCTCTGACTACCCACGGGTAGTTCAGAACGCGCAGTATCTCCCATGAGATCCGCACATAGTACGGTGCCCACGGCTCGACAAAATTCTCGAATGCCTTGTCGGTGTATTCATTACCAAACACCTCTCTTATTTGATGGAGGCGAGAGTTGTGGAGCAAGTCAAGGTAGTCGCTGCAAGCCTCAGACAATGGCTCGTTTTGAAAGTCTACGCCGTACATCAATAGCGAAACGTGCCGAATGCCCACCTCACTCAACGGCTTTTCGGTTGGCCCATTCCTGACGCTCCGGCCCAGAATCGCCATGTATATTCTATTGTCGCCGTCAAGACTAAAGAACAGATGCATATCTATCTGACCATCAAACTTCTCGGTCAAGAATATACCCGCCTTCTCAAACTCGAAGAGCCTGTCAACGGTACCGCTAACGCCTACAAGCCCCGTCGCCCAGTCGAAATCAGATACATGCGCGTTGTACGTCTTCGCATTGAACTCAATCCAACAATCCTTGAACGGCAGTCTCAGTTCCTGCTCGGCTTCCACCACGTTGCGGGTGATCGTCTTGATCGGCAGGTTGCCGTTGTCCTTAGTCAACTCGGCCCAGCTAGGCTCTTGAAACACCCGCTCCAGCAGAGCGTCATCGATGTCGAACTTGCGCGCCACCTTCAGACGATTGCCAAAGGTCTTAGACAATACCCTTGGGCCATCGGGATGTGTCCCCTTGGTGGCCCCAAGAATGCGCTTCTCAGGGTTCCTAAGGGCATGCATGACATGCTGGTATAGATCTCCTTCCATCACGCAGCCTCCCTGCTCTCGATGTATGGGTTGATCAACGTGCGCCGCAGCTCACGATAGATCGTCTTGAACGCATCGCCATGCGGCTTGTGGAAAGTGTTCTTGAGATAGCGGGTGTACAGCCCGTACTTCATCTGGATGTGGTGCGCCACCTCATGGGCAACCAAGCACTTGAGCAGCAGTTCACGGTCATCGCAGTCGTTGATGTTGCCGATCACTGGGTCATTAGCAAACGAGCGGTACTCAGTGAACGAGGTTAAGCCTCGGCGGTATTCACCCATGTCGATGGAAATGAGATCACTGAAGCCGTAACTTCTTTGACCGCTATGCTTTGTCTTTACCCGAAGCCGCTTGATAGCTTCGGCATACACGACAGGCTTGCCTTGATACTCGACCTCATATTGCTTCTTGCAGATCTCCCGCAGGCACTGCTTTGCAAACTTCACAACGAGCTTGTGCTCGTCGGGTGTCACGTTAGGGCCGCGCTTTGATTTGATAGTCATTACAGACCCCCCTTGTTGGTGAACTCCGCTGCGTATGCATCAAGAATGATTGAGTCCATGACTGGCTCGGTTCGTTTGAAAAGATTCTCATCGTCTGACTCGATGTCAGCGTCTTTCGGTGTGACACGGAACATCTCCCAGATCTCTTCCTCGTAATTGCATACGCCGTTGTTGAAGATGTCGTAGTAGTAGTTCTGCGCCAGTCGGAATAGCTCTAGCTCTGGTCGCTGTTCGGCGTTCTCGACCTCGCCCATTGATGGGATCAAATCGACAAGCCTGTTTGCCAAGCTCTGATACCGGCCTCGGCTGCTCCAGTAATTGTCTTCTGTGAAATTCATAGTCCGTCTCCTGATTGATAATGTGAGTGCAGCGTACCACGACTCACGTAGTATTTGAAGCGGGGTTGAGTAACAAACCCCCCGCAGGGTTCGAGACTGAGGTCTAGCTGTTAAGCCATTCCTCGTATGTCTTTAGGGGCTTGCCCGTGGTGAAGTCGTTGCCCTCACCATCGTCAGCGCAGCCCAGATAGATCTGGTACTCGCTGTCGTTGTCGCCCCTGTATTGTGTTTGCCAGAACTCTCGGCGCTCTAGCCACTGATCCGTTTCCATTACGTCTCCTATGTTGGTTATCCAAGACGCCTCGCGGCGTTTCGACCAGTCACCATCTGGTCTCATCAGTTGGAAAATTTGGCATTGAATGCCTTGCGTCGGCGCTCTAATTCCATCGCGCAGTAGTGGCGCTCGTCGGCATACTGACCACACTTAGGATTGTCTGGGTTGGCAGCCATCGCTTCGGCACAGTCATGCATGACGTGGAGCAGTGAGTCGAGGCTCATGCCCTTGGTCATGGCTATGTACTGGGAGTGCCAGCGCCCGTCGCCATCGGTATACAATGCGTTCATAGATCGATCCTCCTGATTCCTGATTCATCCATTAGCTGCTGGGCCTGTAGCATGTAATCCAATAGCACGACACCGGCCCATCCACGCGCTGGGTCACGGATAACACCCTCGCCACGCGCAATGTCCTTAGCTACCTGCTCTTGCAGATCACGCCACCCATCAAATCCAAATTGCAGCCACGGGTGGTCGGCATACTCATAGAGAGTCACCGACTCCACCATCTTGAGGCTGTGCTCACCCTTGTAAGCAAAGCCATTGGCTAGCCTCTCACCTGTGTGGTGCCACAGTTTGATTTTCACCATGCCCTCCGATCTGACGCCGAAGCGTAGCGCGTCGAATCTGCTGCTGAACTGGCGTCGGTCATCGCCGTCCACCACCTCCCATGTTTCGACTGTCTCTACCATGCTCTTATCCCCATCTCTGCTTGATGTGTCCGCCAGTCAGCGGCTCGTTGTTCTTCCATCTCCCGTGCGTCAGCCCAGTACTCATCGAGCAGTGCTGGCGTTAGCTGCGACAGGTCATACCCTCTGACGGTGGTGCGCCCTTTGCATCGGGAGCAGGCCACGTCGTATCGGCCTGACATGTAGCCATCCATGAAATCGTCTCGGTCACAATCGTCTATCTCTGACAGGCTCATGCCGTCGAAGGCAGGGTTGCCGGTGGTGCCCTCACCGCTGCACTTCGGGCATACCACCCAGACCTCAGGGATGACGTGAGCATCGCCGTTTCGTGAGTGCCAGATCCCGTCAAAGATTGGCGAATCGTTCAGTGTCACTAACATGTTGATCCCCTTGGGCCGCTTATGCGGCCTCTCCTAGATTTAACTTATCGAATCCAAACGTGGCGCAGACAAACAGTTGCCCGTTGATCTCGCAGATGTCACCGACAGACATGCTGGCGCACATCCGGTGACGGGTGATGTTGTCTGGGTTAGCCCAGTGATTCATCTCACCGTAGGCCAACTCCAGCGCAGTCCATTCGTCGGTGTCTGGCATTTCGACGGTTACGACCAACTCGTACTCGTCGATGTTCGCGGCGGCGAACTCTGCCACTGCCTCGTCGCCAGCGATCTGAAGCAGGCGCTTTTCACCCCACTGGCTGATGCGATCCGTGGCTTCCCAGCCAAGGTGCTCTAGCTCGACTCGTTCCATGTCTGTCAGGTTGAATTGGAATACATGTACTTTCATTTCGATGCCCTCGGGCCGCTTACGCGGCCTCTTCAGTTGATTGTTCTGCGGAGGGTTGGTGCTCCGCGATGTGATCGACAGCCTGCTGTGCAAGCTTGGCGGCCTTGTAGATCAGACGCTTGTCATTCTTCAGCGCGGCGATCCAATTGTTGAGGTACTTGGCGTGATCCTCGCGTGGCTCGGCGCTGACTCCCAGCGTCAGGCATTGGAACGCGGCCCCCAGTTCAGCCACCAACTCCTCGAAGGCGTAGCCGTCGTTGTTCTTGATGTCGAGTCGGTTCAGACGCGCCTTGTTACCAGTGGCGTGAGTCAACTCGTGTAGCTGGGTCGAGTGGAAGCACTCGGTAGCGGTTGACGTTGCGGTAGCCTCGAATCCATCGGCGGGTGGCATGTGGATCGAGTCGGTGATTGGGCGGTAGAACGCACGGCCTGTCTCGTTGTAGTCGATTGTCAGATCGGTGCCATTGACGTAGTTGGTCACCCAGTCGTTGACGGCTGCGATCTGCTCGACCTCAGTCAGCGGCTTGCGCTCGACCTTGAACTGCTCGGCATACTCGCCCTCGACCTGCTCGGCAGAAAAGACAGTGGATGCCTTGAGATATGGAATATGTATTTTGGTTTCGCCGGTAGGGTCTTTGCGATCCTTCACTTCCAGCTTCTTGAAAAAGACGATCATATTGCCGCTGCGCTTGCCACTCACGACTCGGCAGCCCTTGGACTCCCATTGCTTGAATGTCGCCCATTGTTGGCTGGCGGCGGGTACATGTTCTTTGCCATTGAATACCGTGAGGCCCATCAGCAGCATCACGTTGATACCGTTGTATCGGTTGCCGGTGGTGGCGTTTGTAGGCCAGCCTCCGCCAAGGCCAGAGCCTGCCATCGGGTTGATCCAATTGCTGTCGCCAGACTCCATCTGAGCCACGATTCTGTCGGTGATTTCCTGATATACATCGCGCATCGCACGTTCTCCTAAAGTTTAAGTTTGGCCTGTCATCATCAGTGCATCGGGGCCAGTCAATGCAGACCGCCAGAGGCGGTTTCGACTATATTTCCAAGACGGCAGCGGGTTCGAGATCCCACTGATCCGCGAGCTTGTAGTACATCTTCGCAAGGTGCTTGCGCTTGGAGGCGTTGAAGCCCTCGGTCTCGGCATGGTGGTTGTGGTACACATCCTCTTCTGCCATGTCTGAGATCGCTTGCAGCACGTCCATTCGGGCCTGCTCCAGCGGGGTGTGGTTGTAAGTGTTACGCATTGGTTTTCTCCTATTTGCGTGGGGGGTTGGGTTAAAGGTTTTGCTCTCGCATGAAGTCCTCGAAATCATTGTGATCTTGAGTTTCCATAGCACGGTCTCCGGTTGTGACTTACTCGAAAGCACTAGCCCAATTGCCAGTGCGCTCTGATAAATCCTGCGCGGTTCGGAGTTCGTTGGCTGATGTCAGGCTGTCGGGCCGGTCTAGCAGTGCTGCCCGTTTCGGGACTCACTTCACTAGCCGTTCAACCCTAGGCTTCACCATCAGTTTAGGCTCCACGCTGCGCGGCGCGGCTAGGCTTGGAGTCTGTCGGCGCTGCCCGTTGCGGTACGGGCCGACGTTGTCCTATCTAGCACCAGAACTTGCCCAGTCTGGGAGGGTCACCTCGGCAGCGTTGCCCCGTAGGGGTCGAGCTTCACCGTGAGGAGGTGGCGGGATTCGAGCGCGCTGCGCCCCGGCTCCCCGTCGCCGATGTCAAGAAGATCTCACATATCACGACCAACGAACAATGAAATGTGCGCTAGGGTTATATTCCTGTTGGTCATAGGTCGGTCGCCCTGTGTCGCAGGTCATGGGCTGGTGGGGTGACGTGGGGCGGATAGAATGACTGCATCTATATAGGCGGGAAAAAGGGCGCAATGGATAAGCTCACACCGAAACAGGAACGATTCGCTCAGTTAGTGGCTGGGGGTAGCAGTCAGGCGGATGCCTATCGGGAAGCTTTCAACAGCAATGGCAAGGACTCCACGGTTCACAGTGAGGGGTCGCGGCTGATGAAAGACCCCAAGGTTTCCGCAAGGGTGGATGCACTTATTGCACTAAAGGAGAGAGCGATTCAACGAAAGGCGGTCTCGGACAGAGAACTGGTCGTGGGTAAGCTGCGGCGATGGGTTGAGGATGGCATCGATCCAACGACAGGCGACGAACCAACTAATGCTCAACTGGCTGCGGCTCAACTGCTGGGTCGGACTGTCGCACTATTCTCCGACAAACAGGTAGTCGAAAAGGTAGAACGATCACCGGACGAGATAGCAGCCGAGATCGAGAAACGATTAGCATCAGCGGCAGACGACCAACCGCTGCACTAAAGCTAACGGTTAACGTAAGACGCACAACGAATAACAACGGTTAGAGTAAGGCGGTCTTTTTTTGAGAGGATCGCGCAAATCACGCACACCCCCACCCCCCCTAATGCGTGCGAGTGCGTCACCATATATACATAGTGAAACGCTCAAACGATTACCCCTTTTTTCTGACAGATAGCATAACGCACAACGAAGAACCCCTTTTTTGTGTGGCACAAAGGCTAGGAGTCCCAGAGCCAAAAAAAAATTTCTAAAAAAATTGGCGTACTTTTTTGTTGACATTCTTTGTCAAGGTCTTCAGTCTGCTAGAATCACCAAAGGTGACATAGAACGTTCTACAGGTTGAACGTTCATTCGCCCCTCCGGGGTACTACGGGGCTTCAGGTTATCGTTTTAGGATTAACGTTCTACAGAAGAACGTTCTATCTGTAGAACGTTCTATGGATTCACATGTCAAAAAGAATCGACAAAGATTTGCTCAAAGGAGTGACTGATCTTCCGGTAGAAGAGCAGAAAGAAATCCTAGAGCTTCTTGAAGCCTTAGAAGAGACAGAGAAGAAAGAACGTGCCCGTGAAGAGTTCATGGGATTTGTAAACTACGTTTGGCCTGCCTTCATCGAGGGACGGCACCACAAGATAATGGCTGATGCTTTCGAGCGTGTAGCTAGAGGGGAATTAAAGCGGCTAATCATTAACATGCCGCCCAGACACACGAAGTCCGAGTTTGCTTCGTATCTCCTGCCAGCATGGTTCCTTGGCAAGTACCCCGAAAAGAAGATTATCCAAACGGCGCATACCGCCGAGTTGTCTGTAGGTTTTGGTCGTAAGGTTCGTAACCTTGTCGATGCAGAGGACTACAAGAGCGTATTCCCCGACTTAGGCTTGAGATCTGACTCAAAGGCTGCTGGTCGATGGAGTACCAGTAAGAACGGCGAATACTTCGCTATTGGTGTTGGTGGTGCGGTCACTGGTAAAGGTGCCGACTTGCTGATTATCGATGACCCGCATTCTGAGCAAGAAGGTCAGAGTGCAGATCCCGGCGTGTTTGACCGAGTATACGAGTGGTATACCTCTGGGCCTCGACAGCGTTTGCAGCCGGGAGGAGCCATTGTTGTGGTTATGACCCGATGGCACAAGCGGGATTTGACGGGACAGATCATCAAATCATCCGTTCAACGGGCAGGCACCGATGAATGGGAGGTGATTGAGTTCCCAGCGATCATGCCATCTGGCAAGGCGCTGTGGCCTGAGTTCTGGTCTTTAGAGGAGCTAACCTCCCTACAGAACGAACTACCGGCACCCAAATGGAATGCCCAGTACCAGCAAGACCCCACCTCAGAGGAAGGGGCGCTGGTCAAAAGAGAATGGTGGCGAAGATGGGACGATGATCGTCCGCCGCCGTGTGAATTTATAATTCAGTCGTGGGATACAGCGTTCTTGAAGACGCAACGTTCCGACTTCTCTGCTTGCACTACGTGGGGCGTTTTCTACAAACCCGACAGTGATGGGATCACCCAGCCGAATATCATACTGCTGGATGCCCACAAAGAGCGTCTTGAGTTTCCAGAACTGAAGAAAGCGGCAATGGAGTTCTATAACGACTGGCAACCTGATGCCACTATCGTGGAAGCTAAAGCTGCGGGAACCCCGCTGATCTTTGAGCTACGAGCGATGGGTATCCCGGTTGCGGAGTACACCCCGTCCAGAGGTAACGACAAGATCAGTCGTGTGAATGCGGTCTCAGACCTGTTTGCGTCTGGCATTGTATGGGCACCCGGAACGAGGTTTGCCGAGGAAGTGATCGAAGAGTTCGCTGCTTTCCCGGCTGGTGAGCACGATGACCTTGTTGACTCATCCACACAGGCACTGCTTAGGTTCCGCCAAGGCGGGTTCTTGAGACTAAACTCCGATGAAGAAGATGAGCCTCACTACCCTAAACGGGCCTCGTACTATTGATTGAAGTCAAAGGGTACGTGATAGATACGGTGTTGAAGCCGTTCTTCCGAAGGTACTCCACCTTTGGTGACAAGGTATTCTTCGAGAATAAAGACTTTCCTTTCACTAACGTTCTTGAAGAGAACTACGATGTGATCAAGGCTGAGTTCGAGCAGATGCAGGATCGGCTCAATGAGTTTGCTCCGTTCCAAGAGATCAGCCCGGATCAGACGTTCATCTCAGACGATGACAAGTGGAAGATGTTTTTCCTCAAAGCGGGGAATGTGCGATTCGAGAGGAACTGCCAAGAGTTCCCAGAGACCATGAAAATCCTAGATTCAGATAAGAACTTGGTATCTGCCTACTTCTCTGTGATCGGGCCAAACAAAATGCTGATGCCACACAATGGGCCGTGGTGCGGCGTTCTAAGAATTCACATGGGGATACAGGTTCCAACCGATGGGAAGGGATGTGTCCTTGTGGTCGATAAGCAAGAGTATCGGTGGGAAGAAGGCAAGGCCGTAGTGTTTGATGACACATACGAGCATTTTGCCGTGAATATGACCAACGGATATCGTATAGTGTTGTTTCTGGATTACCTGAGACCACTGCCTATGCCGTTGAGATGGGTTAACCGATTTGTTTTGTACATCGCTAGATTCCTGCCCTACTTCAAGGAGCCTATCCGTAGGCACAAGAAATGGGAAGAAAGGTTCTACGGAGACTCTGCGTAATGGCATATCTCCAAAGCAACATCCCATACTTCAAATGCTGGGTGCGGCGAGAGTACACATACAACCACCGCAAGTATCACGGCGAGTTTCTCCACGCGATGGCAGTAGCGGTAACGACTATGCCATGCAGGAGCCTGAGCTTTCAGGTGATTTTTACGGGCGCAGAGACATACGACACCGACGAGCCTAACGTTCACGGTGGCGCGATGTGGGCACGTATGCCTTTGACTGCGCTAGTGGGTGACACTCCTTTTGAGGAATGGCCTGACCCCATGCCGACGTGGGCTGCCCAGCCGTGGGATTGTAGTTCGAGAGATCATTCGGTGTATGTCTTAGATCGTTGTACGCCGTGTCCGTGGCTTGCTAAGATCGACGGCGAGATGTACCCAGCAAAATACATGTTTACCGTGGATTACACGGACAACGAAATAGCTGATGACCCAGCGCAGCATAAGCAAAGCCATGTAATGGAGCTTTTGGATGCCGGGAAATGGACTGGAAATATCGTTGCTTTACCGAATAATCGGGTTAGAGTGACTCATCCAGCGTGGTTTGAGACAGGAGAAGGCGCTCCAGACTTTAGACCATCGCAGCATATTCACTACAGTAAGTCGGACTTGGATTACACGTTAGACGTTAATCAGGTTTTTGATAATCTTTACTCAAAGGAAGACCATGAAGAAGACTAAAGGATATATGGCTGGCGGCAAGATGAAGACCAAAGGCTACAAAGCTGGCGGCAAGCTGCCTATGGTCGAGAAAGGCGGAAAGATGGTTCCCTTCTACGCTGCTGATGGCGAAGGCAAGATGGCTGGCGGCGGTAAGGTACGAATGAGTACGAAGATGATGGCTAATGGCGGCCCTACCATGATGAAGAACAAAGAAGGCGGCAACGTTGTTATGCGTGGTAACGGCAATGCTCGTAGCCGAGACTTTGGTAAGAACGGCTAAATGGCAATCGACCGCCCTCTGGCGACTCCAGAGCAAAGCATATTTTCTCAGGGTCAGGACGGTGAGCCTGATCTAGAGATTGAGATCGTTAACCCAGAATCTGTGTCTATTGAGACAGAGGACGGGGGGATGATATTCGACTTTGATCCTCAGGACTCGTTGACGGGAATGATCCCTCATGACGCTAACCTAGCCGAATACATTGACGATGGTGATCTCCGAGGCATTGCTACTGACCTAGTGGGGCAGTACAAGTCCGACAAGGAGAGTCGTTCAGACTGGGAGCGCACGTACATTGAAGGCTTGGATCTTTTAGGACTCAAGCATGAAGACCGCACCACCCCTTGGGATGGCGCTTGCGGAGTGTTCCATCCGCTTTTGACGGAAGCCGTTATTCGCTTTCAGTCACAGTCTATCCAAGAGTTGTTCCCTGCCGCTGGCCCAGCTAAGACCGCTGTGGTTGGCAGGGTAAGCGATGAGAAACAGGAGCAAGCTGAACGGGTTCAGGATTATCTGAACTACCTTTTGACTGAGCGGATGAGCGAGTATCGCACCGAGACGGAAAGACTTCTGTTCTCTTTGCCGCTTGCAGGATCTGCGTTCCGCAAGATTTATTACGATCCAAACATGGGCAGACCTTGCAGCATGTTTGTACCGGCAGAAGACTTTGTAGTTAGCTATGGAGCTTCAGACTTACAGACGTGCGAGAGAGCTACACACGTTATGCGCCGTAGCGCAAACGAGGTACGCAAGCTTCAGGTCGCTGGATTTTACTCAGACGTGGAATTACCAGCACCCTCTCCCGACTACGATGACATCGAAAAGAAGTACAACGAGCTTACTGGCGACTCTGCCAATTACGATCTCGACTATCGTCATGTCTTATTGGAGATGAATGTTCATTTAGACCTTCCCGGTTTTGAAGATACGGCGAAGGGTGAGCAGACTGGCATCATGCTCCCGTATGTCGTGACGATTGATTACTCTTCTCGCACCATTTTATCTATTCGACGGAACTGGTATGAGCCAGATGAGCAGAAGATGGCTCGTCAGCACTTCGTTCACTACCAGTATATGCCCGGATTGGGCTTCTACGGCTTCGGTTTGCTCCACATGATTGGCGGATTGGCTAAATCTGCCACCTCTTTGCTGCGACAACTGGTCGATGCAGGCACTTTGGCTAACCTTCCGGGTGGTTTGAAGGCCCGTGGGCTGCGAATCAAGGGTGATGACACCCCAATTATGCCCGGAGAGTTCCGCGATGTGGACGTTCCCGGCGGAAGCATAGGCGAAAACATCAGTTTCTTGCCCTACAAAGAGCCAAGCACGGTTTTGTACCAGCTTATGGGCGACATTGTGGAGGAAGGACGGCGTTTTGCGTCCGCTGCTGACGTAAAAGCGTCCGATATGAACGCTGAAGCGCCGGTTGGCACCACATTAGCCATACTTGAGCGGTCAATGAAGGTCATGAGCGCCGTTCAAGCGCGGTTACACGCCTCTATGAGGTCGGAACTGCGCCTTTTATCAAACGTTGTGCGCGATTTTGGGCCTGAAACGTACCCATATGACGAAGATAAGGAGCCATTGGTGGCTTCTGACTTCGATGACAGGGTAGATATCATTCCAGTTAGTGATCCTAACGCAGGAACGATGGCTCAACGCATTATGCAGTACCAAGCGGCGCTGCAATTGGCGCAACAAGCGCCTCAGATGTACGACATGCCGCAATTGCACCGGCAAATGCTGGAAATCCTGAACATTCGGGACGCAGACAAGCTTGTTCCCACCGATGATGACATGACTCCAGTCGATCCGATCACTGAGAACATGAATATCATCAATGGTAAGCCGGTTAAGGCGTTTGTTTACCAAGATCACGAGTCTCACATCATGGCGCACAAGGCTATGCTGGAAGATCCAAAGGTCATGGAGCTTATGTCGCAAAGTCCCAACGCAGATTCGGCAGCAGCAGAGATGGCTGCTCACGTACAGGAACATTTAGCGTTCCAGTACAGGTTGGAGATCGAGAAAGAGCTTGGATTCGAGCTACCGGGGCCAGAAGAGCCGCTGCCTGAGGATATTGAGTACCGTATCTCTAGGCTTGCAGGACTTGCAGCGGATCAACTCAAAGGCAAGAACCAGCAAGAGGCGCAAGCTGCGGAGCAGCAGCAACAGGCAGAAGATCCTATCCTTCAGATGCAGCAAAAAGAGTTGCAGATCAAGGAGATGGAGGCGCAGCGCAGGATGCAAGCTGATATGGGTAGGCTTGAGCTTGATCAGCAGAAGGCTGCTGTTAAGGCAGAGCTTGATCGCATGCGGCTAGAGCAACAGAAAGATATCGAAGACAAACGAATCGCGGTCAAGCTGTCGCAAGACGAAAGTGAGCAGCAGCTAGAAGGATTCAAGCTTGGCCTTGATTTTGTGCAGGATGCGCTTGATGACAAGTAGTTCTCAGAACGTATTCCAGTACATGCAGGGTAACCTGCGCGAAAAAATGAACGAATATGCAGACTTCATTAGCGGTGGCGCGTGTAAAGACTACAGTGAGTACACTAAGTTGTGTGGAATCATTGAAGGTTTAGCCATCGCTGAGAGAGAGATTCTAGACTTGGCTGAAAAGTACGAGTCTGAATAACGTTACGTCAGGTAACGCAAGCGACTCTGGACGCTAATTTCCAGTGCGAAAGGAAAGCTAATGTCTGAAGCATTAGAAGATATCGGGACAGATGAATCCCGCAAGGCTAATCAGTTGCCTGAGCCGCAAGGCTACAAACTGTTAATTGCTTTACCAAACCCCGACGAAAAAACTGAGGGCGGCATCCTAAAGGCTGCAACCACTCTGCACGATGAGGAAGTAGGGTCTATTGTCGGCATGGTTCTCAAGATGGGAGCAGATGCTTACAATGACCCTAGTCGGTTCCCTAATGGCCCTTACTGTAACGAGGGCGACTGGATAATCATGCGCTCTTACTCTGGAACTAGATTCAAGGTTCATGGAAAAGAGTTTCGATTAATCAACGATGACTCCGTAGAGGCCGTCGTAGAAGATCCAAGGGGGATTATTAAGGTATGAGTGAAGCAGAAATGGACGTACAACCAGAACAGCCCATGAGTTCTGAGGATAAGTTCTTTGGCATCAAGACGCAGATTGGTAAAAAATCTAGCGAGTCTCCCGAAGAGCAGGGTGAGTTCGAGCTTGAAGTCATTGATGAAAGGACTGAAGAAGATCGTAGGCCGCCAAAGGCAGAGGCTTCGGATACTTCTGTCGGTATTGACGATGATGATGAAGAGCTTGCTGGATACAGCGACAAGGTACAGAAGCGAATCAACAAGCTTCGATACGAGCAGCATGAAGAGCGCAGGAAGCGTGAAGCAGCAGAGCGTATGCGGGAAGAAGCGGTACGGGTCGCGGAGCAGTTAAACAAGCGTAATCAAGAGAATGAAGCCCTAATCAATCGAGGCGAAGCAGCCTTGGTAGCTCAGATTAAGGCTAAGGCGGAACTTTCACTGCAAGATGCTCGTAATAATTACAAGCAGGCATACGAGGAAGGCGACACAGATCGACTTATCTCGGCTCAAGAAAGCCTAAATCGAGCACAAGCTGAGTTTGGCGAGGCAGAGAGGTATGAGAACAACCTAGCCTCTAATCAAGCGCAGCGAGAGCAGCAGGTAGAAGCTTGGCAACAACAACAGATTGCACAACAAGCAGCACAAAGCGTGGCGCAGCAAGCTCAACCAGAGCCTCAGGTAAGCCCTGAAGCGGAAGATTGGGCGGGTCGCAACTCGTGGTTTATGCAGGAAGGCTATGAAGAAATGACTAGCCTTGCGTATGGAACCCATGCAGCATTGATTAAAAGAGGTATTCAGCCCAATAGTGCTGAGTACTTCAGACAGATTGATTCGCGCCTAAGAAGCGCGTTTCCAGAATACGACTGGCAGGATAAAGGCGAATCATATAGCCGTGACGCATCCGTGACTGCCGGTCAGCCCTCGTCGGTGGTGGCACCCTCCGCAAGGAGTAACGGTGCTAAACCGCGCAAATTACGGTTAACGGCTACTCAGATCTCTCTCGCTAAGAGACTGGGTTTAACCCCGGAACAGTACGCGAGGCAACTCGCTAAGGAGACCTCGTAATGTCTGAAGAGCGCACCCCAAGAGAAAGTAAATCTCGTGAAAGTATTGAACGACCAAGTGATTCATGGAAGCCAGCTTCCATACTGCCAGATCCAAAGCCGCAAGACGGCTATGTGTTCCGGTGGGTTAAGACTTCACTGTTAGGTCAGTCTGACAACACTCACGTTTCCAAGATGTTCAGGGAAGGATGGGAGCCTGTAAGGGCGGAAGATCATCCAGAACTGATGCTTGAGTCTGATGTAGGCTCACGTTTCCAAGGAAACATTGAGGTTGGCGGATTGCTGTTGTGTAAGGCTCCTGCGGAAACAATGGAAGCTAGATCAAGACACTTCCAGCAGGCTGCTGAAAATCAGATGGCTTCGGTTGACAATAACTATCTCAGAGAAAACGATCCTAGAATGCCGATGCTCAATCCAGAGCGAAGCACTAGGACTACCTTTGGAAAAGGCTAACCCTTAGCAGGGGTTAGTTATTATTAACTAGGAGGCCAATTATGGCTACTTCTGCTGCCCCAACAGGTGCGGAACCAGTTGATACCTTGAGTGCGAGCGGCTCGTTTACCGGGAAGATTCGCCACATCAAGATTGCAAGTGGTTATAGCACCGCCATTTTTTACGGAGATTTCGTAAAATTGGTGTCTGATGGTGTCGTTGAAAAGGACACGGGTACTGCAACTTTGACTCCTGTAGGAGTTTTTGTTGGTTGCGCGTACACCGATCCCAACACAAACCAAAAGACTTTCAGCCAAACATACCCAGCGTCTACTTCTGCAAGTGACATTGTGGCTTATGTGGTTGATGACCCCAACGTGTTGATGCGTATGCAAGGCGATGCGTCTCTCGCTCAGACTACTCTGGGTAACAACGCAGCGGTTGTTCAAACCGCTGGTTCTACCTCTATTGGTCGAAGCAAGAACGCTGTTGACGCAAGCACTGCTGCAACAACAAACACACTCCCACTGCGAATCATTGATTTTGTAGATGGGCCAACTAGTTCGGCTGGTGATAGCTTCACTGATGTAATCGTTAAATTTAACGTTGGTCATCAGTACGTTACCACCACTGGCGTATAGGAGGTTTAGGCAATGGCTATCTCAAGAGCGCAAATGCTTAAAGAACTCCTGCCGGGGCTTAATGCTCTTTTTGGTTTGGAGTATGAAAAGTACGAGGACGAGCACACTCTCATTTATGAGACTGAAAGCTCTGATCGTTCTTTCGAGGAAGAAGTGAAGTTGTCTGGCTTCGCTGCTGCCCCTGTGAAAGCAGAAGGCGCGGCTACCAGCTACGACTCCGCTCAAGAGTCTTACACCGCTCGGTACAATCACGAGACCATTTCGATGGGCTTTGCGATCACCGAGGAAGCGATGGAAGACAATTTGTACGATTCACTTTCTGCTCGTTACACCAAGGCGCTTTCTCGCGCTATGGCGTACACCAAGCAGGTGAAGGCGGCAAACTTGTTGAACAATGGTTTCACCAGCTTCCAATCTGGAGACGGTGTAACTCTGTTCAATGCTTCACATCCTTTGGTCAACGGTGGAACTAACTCCAACCGTCCGTCCACTGGTGCTGACTTGAACGAAACGTCACTGGAAAATGCGATCATTGAGATTGCTGCGTTCACCGATGAGCGTGGTCTTCTTATTGCAGCGCGTCCTCGCCGTTTGATCGTACCACCCGCTTTGATGTTTACGGCAGATCGTCTGCTTGAAACGACTCAGCGTGTTGCGACCAGCGACAACGACATCAATGCTATCCGCAACATGGGTGCGATCCCAGAAGGCTATGCAGTCAATCACTACCTGACTGACAGCAACGCTTTCTTCTTGATCACTGATGTGCCAAATGGCATGAAGCACTTCGAGCGTACTTCGCTTGAAACTTCAATGGACGGTGACTTCGATACTGGCAACGTGCGCTACAAAGCGCGTGAACGTTACAGCTTCGGCGTTTCTGACCCTCTGGGTATCTATGGATCACCCGGATCTAGCTAGTAGCTAGGAAGAGTTTGGTGGCCCCTTCGGGGGCCGCCCTTTTTCCTGACCGATTGTTCCACGTGGAACATAAGGACTAACCCAGACAGGAGACTACAATGGGTAATTCGACTTTCACAGGAGCGGTACGCTCCCAAAATGGATTCAAGGTTGTTTCAAAGAACTCAACTTCTGGAGAGGTAACCACCTCGTTCCAGCTTGATAACTCTGGACTTATTGCTGCGCCGGTACTACTGACCGATGCAGACACTACTATTACGGCAGCAGAGCATGGCAGCCGCACTATCGTTGTTCCTGCGGTAACAGCAAATCGAACCTTGACCCTGCCAGCACCAGTTGCCGGTATCAATTTCAAGTTCATCTACGGCGGCGCTGCTGAAGAGACTGAGAACGTTATCTTTGATACTGGTTCCACGTCTAACTTCATCCAAGGCGGCATCGTTCATCTGGATTCAGATGCAGATAACGTGTCTGTCTACTCAGATGGAAACTCAAATCGCAAGCTTACGTTGACCGACTTCGGCATCTTCGAGATTAACTTTGTCGCTAAAGATGGCGACAGTTGGTATGTCTGGGGCTATGCTGAAGGAGCCGATGCTCCAGCGTTTGCTGATTCCTAATAGGAGGTTGTCATGGCTGATGCAGTAGCAACACAAACCATTCAAGACAATGGTAGTACTGCGATATTCCGGTTCACAAATGTCAGTGATGGCACTGGTGAATCGGCAGTAACAAAGATCGATGTTTCTGCATTGGCCGCTGACCCTGTTACGGGCGCGGCTTGCACCAAGGTATCGATTGAAAAGATCCAATACACCACCGTAGGGATGGGCGTAAAGATCTTATTTGACGCTTCGAGTGATGTCTTGGCTTGGCAGCTAAAGGCAGATGATGCTAGGACGTTTGACTTCACTGACTTCACAGGCATCCCTAACAACGCTGGTAGTGGCGTTACTGGAGACATCCAGTTCTCTACTGTCAGTGCCAGTTCGGGCAACGTGTACGTTATCGTTATGCAGGTAAGGAAGCACTTCTAGTGGCTGAGAAGAAGAAGTCTCGCGTAAACGAGGCTGGCAACTATACGAAGCCAGCCTTACGCAAGAGGCTGTTCAACTCTATAAAGGCAAGCGGCAAGGGCGGCAAGCCGGGGCAGTGGTCTGCGCGTAAAGCGCAGATGCTGGCTAAACGTTACAAGGAATCTGGCGGGGGTTACAAAAACTAATGCCTCTCAAGAAGTCGCAAAAGTCGCTGAAGAAGTGGACAAAGCAAGAATGGGGAACCAAGTCAGGCAAACCATCGACACAAGGAAAGAAAGCGACAGGTGAAAGGTATCTCCCGAAGAAGGCTAGAGCGGCTCTATCAGATGCGGAGTACGCTGCTACAAGTAGAAAGAAACGAGCCGACACAAAAAAAGGCAAGCAGCACTCAAGCCAGCCTAAGAAGATTGCCAAGAAAACAGCGAGGCATCGTAAATGAGCTTGACCGATGCGGAAAAGAACCGGCTAAAGAAGGTCGGTCTACAGGGGCTGAATAAGCCCAAGAGGACACCAAGCCACGCCACAAAGAAAGGCGTGGTTGCTGTGCGTGATGCAGGCAAGATGAAGATCATCCGATTTGGTGATCAGAAGATGGGCCACAATTACTCAGACGAGGCTCGTAAAAGCTTCAAGGCTCGTCATGCAAAGAACATTAAGAAGGGCAAGACATCAGCCGCATACTGGGCTAACAAGATGTTTTGGTCTGGCAAAGGTGGCAGTAAGAAAAGCCCCCCTAAGTCGCAGAAGCAGAAGTTTGGTAAAAGCTGATGCCAATAAGCCGAGCGCAACAGAAACAACAAATTAACAAGCCCAAGGCAAAGAAGCCAAAAGCTAAGAAGAATCGGAGGTAGTAAGTGGCTACTAGCAATACATTTACATTTAATCTCGACCTATCCGATTCTATGGAAGAGGCTTTCGAGAGGGCAGGATTAGAGCTTCGTAGTGGGTATGACTACAAGACAGCTAGGCGCAGCCTAAACCTGATGATGCTTGAGTGGCAGAACAGAGGGTTAAATCTCTGGACTGTTGAGTTTGGGACGCAAGCACTCACTGCCGGTACTAACACCTATACACTGGATGGCAAGGTTTTAGACATCATCGAAGCGTTCATACGCACAGATGCAGGCGATACGAACTCGCAGTTTGATCAGTCGATGACCCGCATTTCGGTGAGTCAGTACTCAAACCTTCCCAACAAGCTGTCGCAAAGCAAGCCTCTTCAGTACTTCGTTGATCGAAACGCAGACAATATCACGATCAACCTGTGGCCTACGCCTGACGCGCAAGAGACCTACTCGTTTGGGTATTACTACATGGAGCGGATTGAAGATGCAGGAAGCCCTGCGTCGAACAATATAGACGTTCCAGCTAGATTCTTACCCTGCTTGGTGAGCGGTTTGGCGTATCAGTTAAGCATGAAGTACCCCCAAGCTGGGGCCAGAGCGCAAGCGTTGAAGATGGATTACGAGGAGCAATGGAAGCTTGCCTCTGAGTCTGATCGCAACAAGGCTTCTCTGTTTGTTTCGCCGGGAGGGTATACCTTTTGAGTAGAGCAAAGGGCAAGTACGCTTACGGCTATTGTGATCGAACTGGGTTCAGGTATCCGCTTAGAGATCTTGTGCCTGAAATTTTTAACCAAAGACCTACAGGGTTCTTGATTGGCAAAGATGTTGTCGATCCAGACCAGCCGCAGCTACAGGTTGGCAAGCTTTTGCTTGACGATCCTAAGCCTCTCTTGAACCCAAGACCCGACAGATCTTTGGATGAGAGCAGAATCCTATCGTCATTTGATCCTGTGGGTCAGGTGGGTTTGGGCATGACGGGTGATGTAGGCCGAGTCACGGTGGCAACAAGCTGATGGCCCTTACATTCACTACACTCAAGTCTGCTATTCAGGACTACTTGGAGAGCACTGAGACCACGCTGGTATCAAACTTACCGCTTATTATTCGGCAGGCGGAAGATAGAATACTTAAAGCTGTCCAGTTGCCTAACTTTCGCAAAGCAGTTAACGGGGTTACAACGTCAGGCAACTCGTACCTAGAGACTCCTTCGGACTTTTTATCTCCGTATTCTCTAGCTATTACGCCTACGTCTGGTTACGACTATCTGATAATTAAAGACGTAAACTTCATTCGTCAGGCGTATCCGGTAGCAAGCACTACGGGAACGCCAAAGTATTACGCACTGTTTGATGATACGACGTTCATACTAGGCCCAACACCCAATGATAACATTACCGTAGAGCTTCATTATTTCTATGCGCCTCAATCAATTACAGAGGCGTCAGACGGCACTAGCTGGCTAGGGTCTAATGCAGAAGAAGCCTTGCTTTATGGAAGCCTGATAGAGGCTGGGACGTTTTTGAAGACAGAACAAGATATGATGCAACTTTACGCCACTAGATATGAGACGGCTTTGGCTGACCTCAAGTCTTTGGGCGAGGGTTACAGCACAACGGATAATTACAGAGCCGGTATGGTTCGTTCAGAAAGGATGTAGCTGAGTGCTTATCACACCTTCAGAAATGGGCATAGGCAACGTCCTTGTCTCAACGACAGATAACAAGGGTCACGATCCAGACTTCTGGGCTGATTCAGCCGCAGATAGGATTGTTAGTGTTGGCGGAAACTGCCATCCTGCAATTGCAGAACAAGCAAACGAATTCAAGAGGGCTGTCAGGGCGACGGTCTTCTTTTATATCAAAGAAGCGATTCGTAGTGACAGAGTCACTCTTGCCGCTGAATTTGAAAACCAAGGCCATGCTGATATGGCGAACATCATAAGGAGTCTATAATGGCTATCACGACTGCAATGTGTACGTCTTTCAAGAAAGAGCTTTTGGAAGCGGTACACAA